GCATTTGCTTGATGCATATCAAAAAAATGTTTAGCATCACGCAGAAACACTTTTTCGTGCTGAAGATCAACTTCAGACTTTTCTATTTTTTTGTTCATATAGCACAGATGTAATATCTCTGGTTAAGTTGTCAATAATATTGTTTATAGGATAAAAAAATATTTGACAATTAATATTTAAAAGATTAAAAACGAATCAACTAAATAAGGAGGATCGATGGATCTAGAACAAATATCAGTCTCAATGAAGGTTGATGATAAAGAACTAGATACCCTTTCATCTCTTTGTAAGGAATTGCTAGAGCAACGAGAAGTCGTTAGCACTCTAGAGGAACAGTTGAAAACGGCTAAAGAAAAAGAACGACAGCTCTCCGAAGAAAAAATTCCTAACAAGATGAGTGAGTTGGGTTATAGTAACATAGGCTTAAGAACAGGTGAGAAAATAGAAATCAAACCTTTCTATGCAGCCAAGATTCCTAAAGACAGAGTCGATGAGGCATTCCAATGGCTCAGGGACAACGGACATGGGGATCTAATTAAAAACAATGTATCTTTAACATTTGGTCGTAGCCAAGATAACGAAGCAAAATCTTTGGTTGACGAATTAAAAAACAAAGGATACAATGTGAACCAAGTCGAAAAGGTAGAACCGATGACTTTGAAAGCTTTCGTAACTGATGAGCTTAAAAAAGGAGTTAGTGTTCCATCCGATTTATTCGGCGTATATATAGCGAACAAAACCAAAATAACAACGAAGGAGTAATAACTATGATTGAAAAATCAAATGCGATCGCTAAGAAAAAAGAAACACCATTGTCTATGGATGTTTCATCACTAGAAAATCTAGCAGGTATGGGTACAGAAAATGTAGGGCAAAGAGATTTGCAACTTCCATTTTTAAAAATCCTATCTCAACTATCACCGCAAGTAACACAAGGTGATTCTAAATTCATAGCAGAAGCTAGACCTGGTATGATATACAACTCAGTATCCGATCAATGTTTTGATGGACAACAAGGTATAAGAGTAATTCCTTGTTTCTATAAACTTGAATACTTAGAGTGGAAAGACAGAGGTCAAGAGGGAAGTGGTGCACCCGTAAATATTTACGATGCAACTTTTGACATTGCTGGTAAAACAACTAGAGGGCCAGATAGAAAAGATAGATTAGCTAACGGTAATTATATCGAAGAGACGGCTTCTCACTATGTGTTGTTAGTTGATGAGAATGATCAACCAACTGAAACAGCTTTGATTACAATGAAAGCTACACAGAGAAAGAAGTCTAGAAAATGGAACTCTATGATCATGACTCAAAGAGTAAAAGGTAAGAATGGTTTCTTTCAACCACCTTCATTTGCTCAAATCTATAAACTTAGAACTATTTTAGAAAAAAATAGTTTAGGTTCATGGTACGGTTGGGACATTGATTATGATAAGAATGTATCAAATCAAACTCTACTTACTGCAGCACAAGACTTCTATAACACTTGTAAACAAGGTGAAGTTAATGTGAAGCATGGGGAAGAGGAAGCTCCAAAAGAAATAGCATCTGAGACTACTCCATACTAAATATGGATCTAAGTAGATTTCCAGAACTATTCGATGGATCTAAAAAACGTTATGGTACCTTCAAGCCTTCGGGCTTGAAGCGTGCCGACGGCAAAGTCGAAGGCAGATACGATTGGGAATCATTCCCTGCAAATGGGGATGAATCTAAGATGTGGTCAGACCACGTAAACGGAATTCAATCAATTGGTATTGTACCAATTAGAGAAGATAGCACCGTTAGTTTTGGTGTTATTGATGTAGATCAAATTAAATCAGAAGAGGAAGCTAACGAAGTACTAGATAAAATGAGAGGTTGGAACCTCCCATTAGTACCGTTTAGATCGAAATCGGGAGGCGTACACGCGTATTTATTCATAGATGGCTCTGCACCTGCCAAAGAAATAAAAAGAAGGCTTACTGCGTTATCTTTAAAACTTGGAAGACCTAAAAATACAATAGATATATTTCCAGTACAAACTAAACTTAACTCAGATGGTACAGGTAATCAGATTAATACACCTTATTTTAATCACAAGGACGAAGAAACAAAACGTTGGGCCATACGAAATTACAATATAAAAGATTTAATACCTTTAGAAGAATTTCTAAAGATGAAGATTACTAGAGTTACATTAAAAGAATTAGAATCAATTGGTATCAAAAAAGTTTCTGACTATCCACCATGTATGGATTATTATTTTGAAAACAAAGTTCATGAAGGTGAAAGAGATAAAGCTCTTTTACAGTTTGGATGTGTTGCTAGAAAAATGCATGGTAATGATGAGGACAAGATTAGAGAAGAGATGGATAACTTTGTAACTAAGTTCTTTGCTTCTGAAGAAGGATTTGACAAAAACCAATTTGCTAAAAAAGTATCTCAGGTTATGAAAACAAGAGATGAAGCAGATAGAAAAGATGAGAATGATATTTACTACGTAAGAAATAACTGTAGACAAATAGCTGACTTAGGTCGATGTGATAAGGTTGCGTGTAGAACTCGTAAGTTTGGTTTAGTAGAAAAATCTGTAATGGTTACAGACTATAGAATGATTATGACTAATCCTAGAAGACATTTACTTACAATGGTAAACGAACAAGGTGATGAAGTAATTATATCAATGACTACAGATCAACTTTGGACACAAAATCAAATAGCAAAAAGATGTTGGGAAGAACAAATTAAATGGACGTGGATTGAACCCGATGAGTTTCAAGACATGAAAGACAATTGGTTTAAGGATATGAAAGTTATTGATTCTTACAATGAAGGTGAAGAGAGATTATCTGAATTTAGTACAATCCTACATTCTTTTATTGATGAGAAAAAAGGTGCAAACGATATTACTCAAATAGATTATGGTTACGTTTATAGATGTGACAAGCTGAAAAGATATTTTTGGAATGCTACTTCATTTAAACATTATGCAAAAAGTAAATACAATAAATCTTATGAAGTAACTTTAGGTGAGATGTTAGCTAGAATGTGTGAAGAAGAAAAAGCTAAACATCCAGATAAAAAAGATACAAGTAAAAGAATTATACAATTACATAAGGGTTACCAAGGTTATACAAAAAGATGTTACTCATCTGTAATACTGTCTGAAATAGAAAAAAGAGATAACGGACAAAAGATAAATAACTTTAAACAACAGATGGGAGATAATGAGTTTAGTACAAACGAATAAACCGAATGCAGCTGATGCAATTAGAAATGATTTTGATGCGGTACAAAAGATAAAAAATAAAACATGGAAGATCTATGGTCCTCCAGGTACAGGTAAAACGCACACTTTATTAAACATAATCAAATACGGTATTGGTAAATTACATAAGGTACCAGAATATATTGCATACTGTTCTTTTACTAGAGCTGCAGCTAAGGAAGGTATGGATAGAATATTAAAAGCTTTTCCAAATAAATACAAAGAAGATTCATTTGAGTTATTTAAAACAATTCATGCAATGTGTTTGTCCAGGACAAGAGATTCTTCATTAGAAATTATAGATGAGAATAAACATTTACCTGCATTTAGTTATTTAGAAAGAGGAGAAGAAGTTCAATTAAAAGTAGGTAAGGATGAAGATGGTAAGGTTGCTATTAAAAATTACCCTATTGAGATATACGAGAGAGCTAGAAATTGCAAATTAACTTTGAAAGAAGCTTACGATGCTGATAATTCTATGAATAAAACACCTCACTGGGGAGATTTAGTAGACATAGTGGACAACTGGGTTAAGTTTAAAGAAGGTTTCTTTATGGACTTTACAGACATGATTGAAGACTTTTTAATTAAAGATTATTCATTCAAGGTAGATTATTTTATAGTAGATGAAGCACAAGATTTAACACCCTTACAGTGGGATTTTGTATATTTAATGGCTAGTAAAGCAGACACAGTTATTATTGCAGGTGATGATGATCAAGCTATTCATGAATGGAACGGTGCAAGTGTTGAGGAGTTTTTAAACTTTCCAGGAAGAACTAAAGTATTACATAAATCTAGAAGACTACCATCAAAAATTTTAGAGTTTTCTAAAAACATAACTGACCAGATACAACTAAGACAACCAAAAAATTATATTGCTACAGGTTCTAAAGGTTACATACAAACAAACAACTTTACTTTAAAACATATAAACTTTAATGAGCATATAGATGATACCTGGATGGTATTAGCTAGGACCTTAACAGAACTAAAAGAGTTAAGAGCTTATGCTAAAGATATGGGACTATTCTTTAAGACATCATCTGGTTATCCATCTGTAAATGCTACCCATTGGAAAGCTATTGAGATATGGGATAAGTTAATGAAAGATGAAGAGATTGGTATTCAGGAAGTTGGATTGGTTTATTCTTATATTAGAAACATACAACATGGTTGGAGAAAAACAGATAACAAGAGATGGTCAAAGATAACTAAAGATAAGTTTAACTATCGATATTTACATCTTAACTGTGGACTACAAGAGGAACAGGGATCATGGACAACGGCATTAGATATAGACATTCACAATAAAAATTATATAAATAAATTACTTGAAAGAGGAGTTAAGTCCGATAGTGTACCTAAAATTACTATTGATAAGATTCATCAAGTGAAGGGAAAAGAGGCGGATCACGTAGTTATTTGGGAACAATGTCCTAAAATATGTACTTTACAAGATAAAAATAGTAGAGAAAGAGACGCCGAATTAAGAGTTTGGTATGTAGCTGTAACAAGAGCTAAAAAAGGTGTGCATATAATTCAACCAAATAAACCATATGGACATCACATGCCATTAACAGCAATAGGAAACGGGAGATATAGAATATGACAACTAAAAATATGTTTGATGAAGCATTTCCACAAGATAAACAGATTGGCGGGAATCACTACAAAGACTTTACAATTCAACCTTATGAATTTATATCTAAAAATAATTTGTCATTCTTTCAAGGTAACGTTGTGAAATATGTTTGTAGATATTTAAACAAGAATGGTATAGAAGATTTAGAAAAAATTAAACATTATTGTGAACTAGAAATAAAAAAAATGAGGGATACTAATGCAAAGAAGAAAAAATAAATGTCGTATCAAATTAGTGTAATCATGAAAAATACTGAATGGGTAACACCAAGTGAGTTTCCAGATTTATCTGAAGAATCTGAAATAGCCATCGACTTAGAGACTAGAGACGAAAACATGAAAAAACTTGGCACAGGCTGGGCTAGACATGATGGAGAAATTGTAGGAATTGCAGTGGCTGCAGGTTCATTTAAAGGATACTATCCTATTAATCATCAAGGTGGTGGTAATTTACCTAGAGGTAAAGTTATTGCATGGTTTCAATCAGTTTTAAAAACAAATGCAGATAAAATATTTCACAATGCACAATACGATTTAGGTTGGATTAGAGCACAGGGTTGGGAAGTTAAAGGTAGGATTATTGATACCATGATTGCTGCAGCATTGATTGATGAAAATAGATTTAGTTATTCATTGAATGCATTAGGTTTTGATTACCTTGGAGAAATTAAAGCAGAGGACGAGTTAAAAGAAGCTGCGGCTCAAAGAGGTTTAGATGCTAAAGCTGAATTATGGAAATTACCCGCTATGGACGTGGGTTTTTACGCAGAACAAGATGCTGCACTTACTCTAAAATTATGGAATTACTTCAAGCCTACATTAGTAAAAGAAAATTTATTAAATGTTTGGCAACTAGAAATGGAGCTATTGCCTATACTTATAGGTATGAGAGAGACAGGTATAAGAGTAGATATAGATAAAGCGGAGACTTTGAAGAAGACTTTATTAGCTAAAGAATTAGAATTAATGAAGAAGATCAAAGGTTTAACAGGCCAAGATGTCGAGATATGGGCAGCACGATCAGTGGCTAAAGCTTTTGACCAACAAAAAATTAAGTATGATGTTACTGAAAAATCTAAGGCACCTTCTTTTACAACTAATTGGTTGGAGAATTGCAATCACCCCCTTGCAAGGTATATAAAGGACGCCAGAGAAATAAATAAATTACATTCAACGTTTATTGACTCCATATTAAAATACGAACACAAAGGTAGAATACATGCAGAAATTAATCAACTTCGCTCTGACATGGGTGGGACTGTCTCTGGCCGTCTCTCTATGGCTAATCCTAATCTTCAACAAGTACCTGCCAGGAGCAAGGAGTATGGCAGACTTATTAGAGGCCTCTTCTTACCAGAAAAAGGATGCAAGTGGGGAAGTTTTGACTATTCACAGCAAGAACCAAGACTTGTTGTACATTACGCAGCCACAACAGATAAAGCACTAGGTGGTTTACAAGGATCACAACAACTTATAGATGCCTATCAAAATGATGACGCGGACTTTCATCAGACCGTAGCATCAATGGCTGGAATACCAAGATCACAAGCTAAAACTATTAACTTAGGAATATTTTATGGTATGGGTTCTGGAAAATTATCTAAACAACTAGGTATATCATTCGAAGAAGCTAAAGCATTGTTAAAAGAATATGATGCCAAGGTACCTTTTGTTAAACAATTAGCAAACAGAGTAATGCAGCAAGCAGAGAAGTCTGGATCAATTAAAACTTTATTAGGTCGTAAGTGTAGATTTGATAAATGGGAACCAAAGTCTTTTGGTTTACATAAAGCTATGACTGAAAAAGAATATATTGCAGAGTATGGTAGTTTAAATTCTGCTAAGAGAGCTTTTACATACAAAGCATTAAACAGATTAATACAAGGTAGTGCAGCTGACCAGGTTAAAGCAGCGATGATTAATTGTGATAAGCACGGTCACGTACCTATGCTACAGATTCACGATGAGTTATGTTTTAGTGTAGAAACAGAAGAAGATGAAGCAGGTATAGAAAAGGCCATGGTTAATAATCCTGCAGTAGATCTAGTGGTACCATCCAAAGTAGACAAAGCTTTAGGTGATGATTGGGGAGAAGCTACATAATGTTTGATAAAAAAATTGCTTGGCCCAAGTACCAACTTATAGCTAAACGAATCAAAGTATTTTCAATAAATGAAATTAAAACACATCCCACGCACAACGAACACAAACAATTAATCCAAAAAGATATAGACAAGAATGGATTTTTAAATCCCCCTGTTATTCGTGCATTTGATAAATGGTGTGTTAGTGGTAACCATACCTTAACTCTCATGAGCAAAGAATACGATCATTGTATTTGTTATGAAGCAATGAATACTAATGAAGAAAAATTTTTATCTCGAATAAATAAATTAGTGTGGGAAAAAATAAAAAAGGGCGAAGAAGTTCGTGACTTTGAGTTCATTTTTAATGATTCAAAGTTAAGTGCACTAATAGACTCGTGCAGAGTATTGCTAGAACCTTAATTATCCAGCAAAAGAGTGGTTTTCACCATTCTTCATATTAATGTTAGCATATCTAACGCTATCTTCTTTTAACTGTCTGACAACTGTTTTCAATTGATCTTGTATTGAAGCCATCTCTACAGTTACATATCCGCCGTTTTCTAAGAAAGATCTATTCCACTTATTTTCAAGCTCAAGCTTCTTGGCGAACAGTTTGTTGGGTTGTAACATCAGCTACCTCCTCGTATGTTATAAAGCAGTAATCAGGCCTGTACATTGGCTCATCACCTACAGGATGTAACGACCCCGCTTTAACTTTATTAACGAAGTCCATACCCGCCGCATCTACGTCTGCTGCTGAGATTGTGTTATCCCAGTACTTTCCAGCATATCTGACTTGGATACGATATGTCTTCATAAGATATTATAGTGTATATCTAGCCCTTTTTCAAGACTTCCATCGGGCTTGACAGGATCTGTATGAAAACAAGAAATTTGCATTGTTAAGATGGGTATTTTATTTTCGTCCATTTTATTTTTGATTTTTTGAGCTTTAGTATTAGCAGCTTTTTTACATTCTTCAAGCGTTTTATGATATACCATTGGGCTGTCCCAAAAGTTTACGCACTTTTGACCAAGCGAATCGGATAGATCCACGACACACATCATACCAATTAAAACCCAACCTGATATTGTAGAAATGAACATTAAGTATTTTAGCACTTGACATTGTTATTTACAAATTATATCTAGATAAGATATGACAAAAAGTAAAGCATGGGAAGAAGCAAAAGCTAAAATTGATGACATTCTAAATAGAATGTACGATAAAGATGCTTTGGGTAATCCCTTAAATGAAAACAGCCCAGAGCTATTAGATCCAATTAATCGAATTGCTAATGTAAATATGGAGTGGAGTGGTTTTATGTTTAGACTCATTCCAGAACACATTGCTAGAAGATTAGTGTTGGACGAACTAAAAAACAGGAACAACGAACAAAGGACAAACTAATGAACGATGCAGTAGAAGGATACAAAAAACATAAAAGCGATGTAGGAACTTTAGGACTATTATTTTTATTGGTGTTTCCAAAAACATTGATGCTATTCCTAGCCTTCATAGGCTATATGGTATTTGTGTCATGAATAAAAAGAAAAGAGGTACTTTGTCTAAAGAAGATAAATTGTTTTTTGAATATCAAAGAGATTTTTATAAAGCCATGAAACTTTTTATGGACAGAGGAGACATCTTACAAAAGAAACAAAAAGATAGAGGAGCGATTGCACCAACTGAAGTATTAATGTTTTTATTATTTTGGGGTGTGTTGAAAGCTAGATTTAAAGAAGGTCAACTTGATTTTATTTCTATGATGTTTGAAAAAATTATGTTTGATGATTGGATGAAAGACCAAATGGTAGATCCACCAACAGACATGCAAGTAGAAGTTAGAACAAAAGAAGACTTAATAAAAGAACAAAAAGGTGAAAAAATTAAAATGCCTTGGGATAAGAAAAAGGAGACAATACACTAATGAATACAAGATTATTAAAAATAAACGCAATGAAACGTTTTTCTAGATGGATGAAGATGACAGGTTATGGTCCTCATGCAATCACTCCATTCTCAAGTGTAAAAGAAATAGATAATATTTTTGCTCATCAAAAAGAAATAGATAAAAGAAATGAATTTTGTAGTAAAAGAAAATTAGGAATTGTTTCTTATCAAAGAGCAGAACATGCAGACAATTATTTAAACTATATTATTAAAAGATATGAAAGGAGAAAACATGGACACAAATAAATGGACATCTGTTGCTATTAAAAAACCAAAGCATACAGTGTTAAAAGCTATTTGCGAAGGTAAGTATAGAGCACCTGGTGCAATGGTAGAAAAACTGATTGATGATTACTGTGATTATCAAGCAAAGAAAAAGAAAATAACAACTGAACAATTTGTAAAGGAGTTACTCAATGGCAAACATAGAGATTAAAGAAAGAAAAGGAGATAGTTTAGAGTATGGAATATTTGAAGAATGTCTTAAATTTATTAAAAACCCTGTGGGAGCGACTATGGAAGTGGGTGTCAGGGACGGATTCGGATCTAAAGTCATTATCGATGCTTGGAGAAAAACACATGAAGGAAAACCACTGGTTCATTTGGGTTTGGATCCTTATGGCAATATCGATTATAATGGTGCTGATGATTTAAAAAACGTTAAGTACGATTACACCAACGATATGAAACAGGACATGTTAGTTTATATGTCTAAGTTTTATCCAGAATTTCATTTAATAAATTTAGATGATAAAGAATTTTTTGCTAGATTTGTAAATGGTTATCCAATTTACAGAGAAGAAAAAATTATGATTCGTAAATATGATTTGGTACATTTAGATGGGCCACACGATACAGAGTCTGTTTTAGATGAGATCAAATGGTTTTTACCAAGAGCAGCTAAAGAATGTTGTATTGTAATCGATGATCAAAAAGCGTTTAACCTTCAAAAAATCATTGATTTTACTAACGATTTTACATGTTTAGATAATCCAAAACATTGTAAATTTAAACTGCAATACCTTGGAGAAAGAAAAGCTGTGTTTATGAACTTCGAGGTTGACAAAGAAGAATCAAAAACATAAACATAGTAATGGAAATAAAATACGACACCTGTCAGAACTGTAAAGGGAATGGTTATGTTAGAATCATTCCTTACAGTGAAACACAAACTTGTAAAGAGTGTGGCGGTGCAGGATATTTTAAGCCAATTTCCATCAACAACGAAACAGGGCCAACGGACAACCACCAGTTAAATAGTAAGGTGGATCATGGCCGAAAAGATTGATCTAAAACAATCATTCATTGATACCTTAACTATTTTAGCTACCAAGCTAAATAAACGAGAATATGACAAAGTTACTTCTGTCATGTATTCGCTACACTGCGGTGTATCCATGGGATTTGAAGTTGCAGACCCCATGCTTTTACCAACATTCGAAGAAATTTGGAATTTAACCAAGAACAAAAGGCTTAAAACACAAGCTCATGTCAAGGTTTTTAAGGTATATGAAAATAATAAAATTCAACCAAAAAAGTAACCCTCCAAGATGGAACTCTTGCGTCCCTGTGTGGTATGATAGGTCTATGGACGATCTAGACATATTTATCGAGGACAACCTAAATAGTAAAACGAGATTAGATCCAGAAGCTCAAGTCGGCTTTATGGACAAGATTCTACTCTCACACGATCTGTCAGCAGCACAGAAACTAGAAGAGGATACAAGATACTATCATGAGTTACTCAGTAAATTTGTTAGAACTTATGGGCACTAAAGTAGCCACGCAAGTCCTTTTTGCAGAAAATCAACCATCCGAAGTGAAGATGTGGCAAGCCGTTGTAATGACAGCATTTGAAGATGTCACTAATAAACTATCTGATAAGAAATCCTCTATTGCAAAGTGGGATGCTTTCAAATGGTTTCACGACAAACATGAGTTTGAAACAGTCTGCTATCTAGCTGATTTTGACGCCGATTACGTATATGAACGATACCAACGAGCTATTGATAAAGATATTATAGTCTTTACTCCACGACAATTAGCATGGGCAAGGTATTCAGAAGTTATCAATCAATATAATATTGAAACTGATAAGAAAAAACGTAGTAAGCTTAAAAAACAATTAGAAGTCGAAAGACAAAGGGTAATGAATGCGACCACTGTGCCACCAATGCCAAACTAAACCTGCAGATATTGTAGAAGATAAAATTCTATGGTGTGCTGTTTGTAAGGTGCATGATTTAAGAGTTAAAGGAGAGATTAAAGTTACTCGACCTGTATTGACTAATAGAACAAACAAGCGTTATATTAATAACAGGTAGTCTTTTTTATATTTTTTTGTGGGCTACCCCCTTTCTTTTGTTTAGTTAGTCCCCTGACGTATCATATGATCAGGGGACTTTAAACTTGACACTAATTTTAAAATCAAATAATTTGTAAATCTTTTATAAACATATACCCTCAAGGTTTTTAACTGGTTTAAGCTTTGGGGGTATTTTTTTCTTGACACATTGTGATATTATCTGTATTGGGTACTACAGCTTTTTCATTAAAGCTCCCTTATGGGTTAAGTTAGTAGTCCTGGGACAGCGAGAGGTGTCCTGGGACGGAGCTGGGACAGCCCCTCTGTCCCAGCTTTTTAAGTAAAAAGATACAATTACCAACACTTTTAAGTCAAAAATAATTCCTGGGACGCTAGGACATATAAAATACCCTTTTTTAAAGACGCAAAAAAAATTTTGGGCTGTCTTTGTGTCCCAGAGGCCAAAATCGAGCTAAAACCGTTGGTATCATTGAATAATCCTGGGACAAAATCTTGTCCCAGGGCTGTCCCAGCGTGTCCCAGAGCTGTCCTAGGAGATATTTATTAAGGTTTAATAATGGTAAGTGTTTAGGGGCTAATTAATATATAATAATAATAATTTTCAATTTATATCTACAAAAGGGAAAATAATAACGGACAACGGTACAGGGCCAACGGAACACGTCCACGAGTGTTTATTTAGGCAAGGAAATAGGTTATAGTACAGCCATGGGAAAACTACCAAATACACTTAAAGCAACTTCACAACTAACTCCAAAACAAAGAACGTTTGTGGATAAATACGTTGAGAACTATGCAAAGCCTGGTTATAGTAAAGCTCAGGCAGTTAGAGATGCGGGTTATAATCCTAAAAGAGATAATGGTGCAGCTGAGATAGGTAGTAGATTACTTAATCCGAATTTAAATCCACATGTGGTACGTTATTTTGAAAAACGTCTAAACGCCGAACTAGCTATTTATGAAAAAGACAAGCTACGATCCTACAAACAATATGAACGTATGAGAGAAGGTGCTATTGATAAGTCACAATACAATGCAGCTATCAATGCTGAAAAAAGTATAGGACAGATGGCAGGATTTTTTGTAAATAGAACTGAAGTACAACACAGTAGTTTGGAGGGCATGTCGCGTGAGCAACTTGAAAAAAGGCTTAGCGAGCTTGAACGTAAACTCGGTGATCACAAAGAAATCATTGACGTTACGCCAGAGAGCGTTGAAATTAGCGGAGACTGATTTTTTTACAGCCTTCCACATGGTGCACAATCCCGATATGGTGCAATCAAGTGTTGGGATAGTTAGTATTAAAGTTAACGATAAGGACACAAATGAGGAAGAAAAATAATAAACACTTCAAACAAATGAAGCCTATTGAAGTGGAGACAACAGGATTGCCTGATAAAGTTAGAGTTGGTTATAAAGATATTAAAATTAAATATGTAAGGCCAGATTTTAAGAAGTGGCAGATGACTGATTGTTTCGGTGAATACGATTACAGACAGAACTTAATACACATTCAACATGACCTTTGTGGCCAGGAGCGAGTTAATACAATATTCCATGAAATCATGCATGCAGCCGTTCAAGTTAGTGGTTTGAACCAAGAGAAGTGTGCTCTTGAAAAAGATGAACATGAGGAATCTGTTGTAAATGTATTATCAAATATGATGATGGCTGTCTTCAGAGATAACCCTTGGCTTATTAAAATGATAGAAAAAGATATAGAAAACACAGATTAAAACTATAACCTTGCCCTGTTGCTTTCATGTCTAAAACTAACGAATACAAACTGTTTCAATTACTAAAAAACAATTTAAAAAATACACATTTTACAAGGATAGAATCACATACTGAACTAGGTATTCCTGACGTAAATGCTTGTCATAATGGACAAGAAGTATGGTTAGAACTTAAGGCTAACTCACGCAAGGATTTGGGGTTAAGCAAGTATCAAATCGTGTGGATGAAGAAAAGAATTAAGCATGGTGGTAACGTTTGGATTATGAACCGACCCCTCTTGGACAAGACCCTTAGATTCTACAGCCCAAGTACCATTGACCCTGGTTCGTTGACCTCGGTACACGAACAACCGACCCTCGTCCTCGGGCCAAATAAGATTAACTGGGACCAGGTGATGGATCTACTCTTTCCCGCTGGAGCAGCTCACTAACCTCGCACCTCGTACAATCCCAAACCTCGCGTGAAGCAGTACTTTTTGTGCATGGCCCACGGATCTGATTCACCAGACCCCCCGTGCAGCTCAGGAATTTTTTGCTTGACTTGAATTTACAGTTTGGTAATCTCGTTAGCATATGTCGTCGAATAACTCCGACTTACACATTAGAGAAAGGAGCACTGGCTCGTCACCAGCACGCTCCTTCCTCGTACCTCGTTTCATTCCTATCTTTGGATTCACATGACTAGACTCCGACTCCCTTCAGGAGCTGGCGTAGCACAAAGTTCCGTGATCCCTTTTCCATTTACCTTTCTAGAATTTTTCTTCTTGACATCTGCAGTTACACATCTTATATAGATAAGATAACTTAACATAAGGAGAAACTATGAACACAATAATCCCTGAGCTGGCAGCGATCGCTGTCGTACTTATGCTTCTTACTATGACGGGGGTAATCATATGGTGAAGAAGGTAAACTGGTCAGAGCTGCCATTGATGTGCTGGAAGCTAACCTATTACAAGGAGGCACCTAATGGGAAGATGCGGTTTTATGAATATGATGGTGACCACAGTAGCATGTGCGAAGGCATCGATGAAGACAAATTAATACAAATATCGGAGGATAAAGCATGAATATTAAAGAATGGTTGAAGGATCGTGAGCAGCAGGAGCTGCTCACCATCAAGGACGTCGCTGATCACGGATGCAGCGGTGGTGTCTCGGGTTTAATATACTACACTGAGACTGGTAAGTTCCATGATGACCATGAGAAAGAAATTTGGGATCTTGTAGAACGGTTCGCGAATGACTCTGGTCAGAGTATCATGCAATACATCGCAAACATTTCCAAAGCTGGATCTCTTGATCAATTGAAGAATGATCTCGTCTGGCTGGCGGTAGAGGTGAATGCTCAGGACCTGCTCGATGAGCGTGGTCAATGATCCTCGCACTTCTCGCACTGCTGTTAGTAAGCCCCAGGTCACTGTTGACACTGGGGGCCCTGCTGGCAATGATTTTGATGAAGCTTTTGTCATGAAGAGCTCGTACCTCGTTTACGAACACAACTTGATTGGCACAGGGTTAGATGTAGAAGTTCAGGGGGCGTGCGTGGGATTGGGTAGGAAATATGCTTGGATAAATTTTTATACTTGACATCTTATGAAGATATGCTTATATGTAATGAACTAAACTTAACAAAGGAGAAAACATGGGATTTGATTTATATAGTCTAGGAAAACACAAATCAGAAAAAGGCGAATACTATAGAGATACTGTTTGGGGTTGGCGAAGATTAGCTGACTTTGTTTGCACTCAAACAGGAGTGATTGAGGACAAAGATAAAGCCGATTGGCAAATGAACAATGGGCATGAAGTGTCAGAACAAACTGCAAAGCAAATCGCACAACAGTTAAAAGCCCTCATTAAAGATGGCACAGTTTCCAAAGCTATCAAAGAGGTAGAGGAAGAAGAAAAGAAAGCCGAAAGGAACAATGTTCAAATTCAGAAGTTGCATCAGATGTTGCGTGATAAGGTAGAGAAAGAAACAGGAAAAGAAAACCTTGCACCGATAGACTATCCAAAAGCTGACCATGATACGTGGGAATGGATACAAAAACGATATGACTATGGTAGTTCCTATCCTTTTACAATGGAAAGCGTAGAAGAATTTATTCAGTTCTGCGAAGATAGTAATGGGTTTACAATCTGTTAATGGATTACTTTCTAATGTTGGTTATCGTCGTTGGTTTCATCTGCCTAGTTAATAGCGTTGAAACCTTTGACGATTAACCTCGTTTCTCGTGCAAGAAACAAGTTTTATATTAATGCGATAGATTGTTAGGGTGCTTCGCTGACGGAAACAGTTCAAAAAGCCTATGATGTCTAGGTCGGGTTGTCCTCGTTTCGTGCGTGTGCGTTGATATATGGAAGAATTTATTTGAACTAAAAGGGGGGGAAATTATGATTTTGTTATATTTTGAATTAATAGAGCAAATAAAAAAAGTTTATAAAAAGATAAAATAATTGTTGTAATAAGTTTTTTAATTTTGTAAAAGTAATCACTAACTTAACAAAAGGAAAAAACAAATGACTATAAATACAAAACAAGTCAAAAGTTTTTCAGTTTATAAAGAGTTAGAACTCGAAAAAACTGAAAAGATAAAATATGCTTACGCGTCAGTTAAGATGACAAGAAAGCAATCAAATAAAATAATTGAACTTTTACAACAAGAGGTCAGTTTATTATTTGATAAAAAACCAAAGACTAATGTTTTATTCATTAAGGATAAAAACAAAAATGTAGTTGGCTCAATTCAAAAGATTGTGAGGAAATCACAAAGGTTTGATACAACTGCTTTCAAAGAAAAGTTTCCAAAACTTTTCAATGAGTTTTTAGTACCTAGTGAAAGCTGTGAATTTAAGCCTGTACTTGATGAGGTATTAAATGAGCAACAATAATTCATTAGTAAATGTAATTAATACTAATCTTGAAAAAAAGTTTTCAAGCGAGGAAATTTCTAAACGATTGGATAGTAAGGTTGTTCGATCTTTAGACTATGAACTTTGTTATAAAACTTTAGAGAGTGTAGTTGAGGAAACTATATTAGAGTATCAAGGAACTGAATGTGTCGAGTTTCTAAAACAAAAATACTTTGATAAGTTTAAGAACTTACTTGAAAAGATGAGTGGTATTAATTCTAATGGCTAGAATTTTTAACCTTAAACCCGATTATATCCCCGAGCAATTCGGGGGTATATACTTTCTAATATCTCGAACTAATGGTGTCATTAAATATATCGGAATGTCTAAGTTTGATGTCCACCAAAGATTAAGGAACTACAATTTAGATCGATTGAATTGTGATGTTAAAATCTTAAGAGTTAAAGATATTCACAAGATACGTTGGTATGAAAGACGTTGGATACAAAAGTACAGACCTAGTTGGAATGTAAGAATATATTCTAAACGTACCAATTACTTACATAACCCTTATCTTTAAAAGCAGGAAGGCAGCTGCATCTCACCAGCAGCTGACTTCTATCACCTGTCAGCTCAGTACAATATCTAGTAATACAATTCCAGAAAACCACTACATAAGGTATCGACACCCCCCCCACCACGCATATAGACTGTGATGGTACCGACAACTTAGACTTTAGACAAGTTGAATACACGCAGAGAAGTGATATATTCTACGTTATGAGTACTGAATTACTTACTACTAGTCAATTAAGAGATAAGTTAGAAACTACTTGGTTACAGCATATTAAACTTTGCCAAGATAATTTTTTATATTTTGTTGCAAATGTATGGCCTGATTTCATTTATCGTAAGACAAGTGATCCTACTAAGTATGGTCACCATCAGATCATTGCCAATCAACTAGTTAAGATATCAAATTCCAAAAGAGGGAGGCTAATCATTAACATGCCCCCCCGACACACAAAATCAGAATTTGCTTCCTTTTTATTTCCTGCCTGGTTTATCGGAAAATTTCCAAAAAAGAAGATTATGCAAGTATCCCACAACGCAGAGTTGGCTCAGAGATTTGGTTCCAAGGTAAGGAATCTTATGGATTCCCCTGAGTATAAACAAATTTTTGGTG